TTCTCAGTAGATAACTGTATAGGTTGGCTTTCGTACCAATCCTCTTCTCTAAGAGTAAAATTCAAGTTTGCCATATCTTCTATGTGTTTATATGTTTGTTTCCTATATCAATTCCCAACCTTTCCTTACATCATCCATATTTGCAGGAACGCCATTCTCAACATAACTCATTGCAGCCACTACCGCAATAAGTTGTTCCCGGTTATTTCTATTCAGAACAGTATGACGAGATATGCCCGAACGCTTTTCAACTGTGGCAATATACACGTCAGTATTGTTCTCACATGGCGGTGCCCAGCGCATAATAACATCTTCAAGTTCGTTGGCCGTACCATCTTTGTCAGTGTCATACTTATTAAAAATATAAGTTTGAAGAGTTTTAAAAGCAGCACGGTAACCGTATGCCATAGTTTTAAACTGAAAGAAACTTTTATCTGTCTGCGTTACAGACAAGCCCTGCCATTTTGTATTATTTCTCCGTATATTCAACGGATTGTTATTCCGTAGTCCCCGTGTCATTTTTATCCTCCTTTTCTTTTTGTGTTTCAAACAATATTTGTGCAGCCAGCCGTGCTATATCATCTTTATTCTCAATGATTATACTCATAGTCTTTTCCGCTTTCCGAAGTTCAGCCTTTTCCCATGATTTCTCACGTACCGATTTAAACTCACAGAAAACGCAATAAGCCGCCCATAACATAGCGAATACTGGAAATGGAATGACAATACAACATATAAGATCAATCATAACCAGTGTCAGAAACGGATTAAAATATTTCTTCGCTTTTGTCGCTGTCATTTTGTACTTCTTCGAGGTACGAAGCTCCCCACGTTGTTTCGCCTTCTGAATCCCCGAAATAAAATCTATCCCCATTGCGATTATGATAGCTGTCATACTTACCGCTATCAAAACCAAATGTAAAAACAAATGGTCGTGAATGAATGTTCCAATAATGTCGTTCATATCCTTTTGTGTTTGCGTTTATTATTTTTATTCCAATAGTAATTTGTTGATAGCATCAATAAAGGCTGGGGAACATAAACTTGCGTATTCCTTAATCATATTACACTCTTCATCGTTATACTCAATTTCTCCATTGGAGTTGAATATTTTAAATGCGAGGGCATGAGCCTCTATTCCCCTGCCAAGTTGATAAATGATATTGGCAAAATCCTTCTTGTAGTTCTCAACGGAACATCTCGTCTTATCAATATCAACAAATATCTCAATTCTTTCAAAATTTATCCTTTTCATAATCACTTCCAATCATTATCATTTGAAGCACCGAACATCAGTCCTCTTCCCAACCAGTCAGAGTTCGGTGACGGATACATAAAATCCACCAACTGCATACAATGGTGTATGGAACCGC